GACTAAGACCGAGACCGAGACCGAGAGAGTCGCGCAGCGACTCCCCCTCGTGATCCCTACGGGTGTAAATAACCTCAAAGGAAGGGCGCCTTCGACGCCCTCTTTTTTCCTGCGAACTTATTAGGAATGTCCGCCGGTTACATCCAATTGGCGGCCATCGGTCAACAGGATGCATATCTCACAGGACAACCACAAGTGACTTACTTTTCAGGAATGTATCGCCGTCACACCCCCTTTGTCCTCGAAGCCTATGACATCCCCTTTCTGGATCAACAAGTCGGCTACGGCCAAAATAACATTTGCCGAATCCCTGCAAAAGGAGACCTCGTCCGCGGCCTTACTTTAAAGTTGACCCTACCGGCTCTCAATAATCCCGGCGCCGATTGGACCTGGCCAACCCCCCCTGCCCCCGTCACGAACAACCCACACATCCGATTCATAACCCCGTCTACCGGTGGTGCGAGTACGACCATTACCTCGACCCTCTTGGTCCCCTCCTATTCTACAAACAATGCTCCTCAGTGGTTCACTTCCTTCTCGCCCTTCATAGATTACAACTACGCCTTTAATAAATTCATTTTTAGTAATTGCGCATCCATCGAAGTGGAAAATTCCACCGCCCCCCTCGCCTCTGGTGTGTTTTTTGGTCTCGACCCCAAGGCGTACACGAGCATAAACCCCGTGAGTGGTAATCTCATTTACACCGTCAACAGCACCTCTAATTTACAGGCAAATTCAATTTCTCCGTCCAATGTCTCTGCAAATTTCATATCGACCGTAACCAGGGTGGGCGACTTTACCCTCGAACAGGCGGGGTGGGTCCAGTCTATAGGCGCTCTCGCCGCAGATACCAAAACGGGATTCTTCGCGTACCTTAATCAACCCTATAACATATCTGGTCAACAGTTTTTGAATTTCAATGAAATATCTGCAAATGGTGCATATTGGACGGTAGTAGATCAGTCCTCTAAATTTAAAATAACGACCGGCGGTCGCTTAGAGTTCACGACTGCTGGATTTTACTCTCTGAATGCGGGGTTCGAGTTGGGAGCCGGTTCTATGGCCACCTTTAGTTATGGGTCGAGCACAACAGAAGCCATCGAGGGCGGAGGGCCCATCAATCCAAACTTTGAATACACGTACACGTTTCGCGTGTCTCCCGATCCCTCCATGCCCGTCGTCATCCCCGTAAACATCACCAACACTGCAAATACGTATTACTTTTACGTTACGAGCACAGGCAGTCAAATTCAAGACGATTCGTACATCTCCATCTATCAAGTCGATGACATTTACAGAATCACCACAGATATCGTCATGGACGCAAACCCGTGTCGTCTTCAGCTGTACAGTAACGTCTCGAGCCCCAGCAACATCTCTGTTACTCTCTCCCCCAATTCCATAATAAATTTCGCAAATAAAGGCGAGTACCTGGTGACGGGCGTCTTGTCTCTGGATAGCGGCTACGTGTCCAATGTTTCCATATTGGAGGGCTCCAATCTCGAGTACCTATATGACATGTCCGCCCAGGGTCGCGACCCTACCTTTGCATTCACGCTGCCCGTCATAGTTTTCTACCCGACTCGCAACTATACCATAAACATAGCGACGACAAGCACAACCACGATCCTTGCAAATAGCTATTTCGTCGTGAATCGTATTGGCGTTTCCACGGGAGCAGTACCAGACACCGTCGTTTTACCCGATAACGGTCTCACCTTTCAATCAAACGTCACGACCCTCACGAGTCCTTTTGATTTTACTGAAAATTTCACATCCAACGGCGCCTCCAACCTCATATCATTTACACAGGCAGGTTTCCAGTTTAGCAATACAGGAACGTACATGCTCACCGGCGCCATCTGCACAGCCGATCCAGTCACCAGCATCACGTTCGGCTCGAGGACGTACCAGGTTGGCGTCGGTCTCCTGCCCCCTTACACCTTTCAGGTTCCTCTCATCGTCTACAATTTATCGACAACGTACCCCGTGTCTGTAACCGTTTATGGATCTACGGCCGCTCCAAACATATTTTCAAATACATTCATTTCCGTGTATCCCATCACAACTTCGTTTATACAGGCGTCGACCCAGACGTATGCATATTACGATTCGGTGGGGACGTGGGCGATCAAGACGGCCGACCTCAAGATTGGAGGTCAAACGGTCCAGTCCCTGACTGGCGAGTTTATCGAGTTGTGGAACGATCTCCATATTCCGTTTGAAAATCAACCAGGTCTTCAGGTTCTCACGGGCAAGAACGATACAGGCACCACCATAAACCCTCCCGGGCGAACATATTTCGTGAATTTGCCCTTTTATTTCTACGGAAATCCGTCGCTCTACTTGCCGCTCGTGGCGCTCAGCAGACACGACGTGGAGGTGCACGTCACCTTCAGGAACTTTAACGAGTTGACATCGGTTGCGGTGACCAATCCGACTCTGGGGGCCACCATCATCGTCGACTATGTGTACCTCTCGGATCCCGAGATTCGCTGGTTCCAACAGGCGCGTCTGGATTACATGATTACGCAGTGTCAATACCAATCAATAGGCCTCTTGGCTGGTTTTCAGAATGCCGTGTTCAATTTGGACTTTAAGAATCCTGTTCGGGAGCTGTTTTTCGTGATTCAACCCACAATTCAGGCACCATACGACTACTCGAACAATGCAGTTGTGAGCTTCGGACTCAGCTTCAATGGTCAAGAGGTTTTCACGACCGACACGACCGACGCACTCTATACAGCAGATATAGAGCCGTTCAATCACTATACAAACTTCCCTCAGCGCGAATTTTTCATGTACTCGTTTACCGACAACCCAAATTCTCCAAAACCACGTGGTCAGATTAATTTCAGTCGAATCAAGCAGGTTCTTTTGACGCTGAACTGCGGCGGACAAGCCTACCTGCCCACCAAAGATTTTAGAATATTGGCTGTAAATTACAACATTCTACGAATTGCTGACGGGCTCGGGGGGCTGATGTTCAACACTTGAAATGAGACCAAGTCCGTAGGACTTGTGACCGACCGTAGGGAGGCTTTACAAAATCCATGCGGCACGGAAAAATAAAATAAATGCGTGGAGTATGGCTTCCATCCATAATGCGGCAAGAAATGGAAACTTAAATCGCGTCAGGGCGTTGCTGAACTCAGGAGCAAACATCAACACACGAGATAACGTTGGACAGACTGCACTTATACATGCCGCAACTCCTGGACACTTAGAAGTTGTCAGGTTACTCCTGAATCGAGGTGCAAACATCAACACACGAGATGATGAAGAAGGAGGGACTGCACTTATATATGCCGCATCTTCTGGACAATTACCATTGGTCAAATTACTCCTGAATCGAGGTGCAAATGTCAACGCACGAGATATTTCAAGAGAGTCTGCACTTATGCATGTCGCATATAGTGGACACTTACCAGTTGTCAGGTTACTCCTGAAACGTGGAGCAAATACAAACGGGATCTTGAACAACCCAAGAATGCGTGCAAACGTGAAAAACGCTATAATGAAGCACAAGGCAGGTTTGACGATTCAAAATTACAAGAAGGCTTCAAATATGCGTCGTCGTGCAGCCTCTGCAAAGGCTCTCAATAATGTCCGAACTCCTAATGGGAGACCTATCCCTCCAAACTCAATTCGTTCAATAATGAGTATGTTAAAGCTACGGAGCCCTAAATAACTAATGCGCTCTTCAGGGTCGAAACGTACGAACATCGAGAGGCGACAGATTTATGAACCTCACAGGACCTCACAGGAAGAGCGCCACCGGCGCGTAAATAAGTTCTTCGAGGAGGCGCGTATCGCGCCGACGGAAAACAATGTTTTCCTTTATTAGAAGTAGAGATGGCCTCCCGTGCCAGTTTAGCCTTTTTAGGTCAGGAGGACATTGCACTGAGTGTGGATCCACAGGTTACGTATTTTAAAGAAAAATACGAAGGCTCTAGCCTATTCGCCTCGCGTATCGATAAGATTCAGTTTGACAATGACGCTCTCGTCCTCGATGGTGAGAATTTCATAGAACTCCCGCGCTCCGGTGATCTCATAACGAAAATGTACCTCAAAGTTTTCTTTCCCACGAGTTTAACGTCTGTTGTGGTTGAAGAGTCCGTCTGCTCCCTTCTCATACAGCACGTTGAACTATACATAGGCTCCACCTTGATTGAAAGAATTTATGGCGAGTTTATTGCCATGAAGTACGATATAGAAGTTCCACAAGGGAAACAACCGACTCTCAAGAACCTCATTGGCAAGGGGACGCAGGTTGCAGCGACCAATTACACATTGCCTCTTCCTTTTTCACTTCTCCAAAAGGGGATCCCCTTGTGCGCCTTCAAGGAGCCCGTGACCTTCCGGATCATCACAAACCCGTCCCGCACATTCACTATCCCTCCTATAGATGTCATGGAACCCATCAGGTCCTATCTCCACGTGGAGTACACGTACCTGGGCCAGAAGGAGATTGAATATATACGCCGAACCCCTCAAATCCACATCGTGGAACAGCTCCAGTTGGCGGAGTTTGCAGTACCA